ACGGTGATCATTGGATACGGCTGCGAGGATGCTAAAAATAAGATCACATCTTTATGCGGCGTAGGTGTTTACACGTGGGGTTAAACAATTTAAGGTGATTAAATGTTGAGCAACCAGATAATCTGACCGCTCAGGAAAAAGGAAATTAAGATGATCTACACAATTTTGTTTTACAAGAAAGATAAAGTAATCGCCGCCCAAAAAACCTTCGCGTCTTGGGATGACGCGATTGGCGATATAATCGCCTACGGCTACACGCCACACGCCATTCTTGAGTTGCAAGAAGATGGCACGACACCGGCTAGCCTTGGCGCAGATTTAGATTGCAGCATCGATCTGTACCTGGAGAATCAGAGAAAGGAATTGGTAGCATGACAATGATAGAAGAGTTTAAACAGTTTCTAAAAGGAGAAACCAAATGGCGCGGCATTACGGAATACCGCAAAACCATCGGCCTGGAAACCGATTGGAAAGACTTCGAGGAAGCGGACAAGCCTCGTCTGAGCGAACAGACCAAGAGCAACCTGCTCAAGGTTCACATCCAAAACACAGCTACAAAGTGATGGAATTTATTGGTTGGTTTGCCTTTATGCTAATGGCAACTGCAGTTTATGTGGTGTTTGCCTGATGCGCGTACTTGATCTATTTTCTGGGATTGGAGGATTTAGCCTTGGACTCGAACGAGCCGGACCTTTTCGGACAGTTGCCTTCTGCGAGCGAGAACCCTTCCCCCAGGCAGTCCTCAAGGAACACTGGCCCGAAGTCCCGATCTACGACGATGTCAGAACCATCCCAACAGATGAGCTTGGAAGAATTGACCTCATCTGTGGCGGGTTCCCCTGCCAGCCGTGGTCCGTTGCCGGGCAGCAGCGAGGCGCAGAAGATGACCGTGATCTCTGGCCGGTCATGGCTTCCCTTATTGAAAAGCTACGGCCTCAATGGGTCATTGGCGAAAATGTGCGAGGTTTTGTTAACGAACCACTGGGCCTCAAGCGCAGCCTTTCTGACCTGGAAAGCATCGGGTACCAAGCCGTCCCATTTATTATTCCAGCTTGCGCCGTCGGTGCGGGGCATCGACGTGATCGATGCTGGATTTTGGCCCACACCAACGACACGGGACCGCAACGAAACCTTAGAACAGGTGCAGGAACGAAAGGAAAGGTTTCAGAGGGGAGAGAGCAATTTCAACCCCGGTCTGGCACTATGTGTGGCCGTGAAGATGTGGCCGACACCGGACGCCACGCCACGCGGACCCGCGAAGAAATGGACGGGGACACGGCCAAGCGGAGCCAAGGAATCTTTAACGCTACAAACAGCAGTGAAGATGTGGCCGACACCAGCAGCGCGGGATTTCAAGGGAATGAGTGGCGCGGGACGGCAGGAGCGCAAAGGTCACCCGAAAGACACGCTGCCAAATGCAATCGGTGGCTCCCTGAACCCGACGTGGGTCGAGTGGCTTATGGGGTTCCCAGAAGGGTGGACAGACTTAAAGCCCTCGGAAATGCCATCGTCCCGCAAATCGCGGAAGAAATAGGCCACGCTATTGTGGCCGCAACGAAAGGAGAAGATTATGGGCGTATTTAAAAAAATGATGGAAGCTGATATGGACGAATATTTTAAAGATGAGACTATGATTGAGGCGTCGATTCAGTCTCAAATTGAGGCCCAGGACGAGACTGCTGAAGAAGAGCGTCTGATTGAGAAATCAATTGCAGCCCAGGAACGGGAGCACAAAAATGTTTAAGTTCATCAAAAGTCTGTTTCCAGACCCAGAACCGGAGAGCCAATACATTCCTGTCCCAAAGTGGTGTCATCCGGGCAAATTCGGCAAAGATATTTATTGTCCCGTATGTAAACAAACCGAGCATGTTTACAATTTTAAGTGGGCAAAGATGACCTGTAACGGATGTGAAATAACGACAACTAAATATGAGTGGTTGTTGAGGAGGCGCTGAAGTAGTGAGGGTAATTTAATGGAAATCGGAAAAACAAATCTATACCGCCATTTTGACGACGATAACGTGTTGCTCTACGTCGGCATTTCCCTCAACGCAATAAAACGAACCTCGGAACATATACACTGTTCGCCGTGGGCGAGGGATATAAAAAGAATAGAGATTGATGAGTTTGAAACTAGGAAGGCGGCCATGATTGCAGAGACAGATGCAATTCAGGCAGAAAAGCCTTTGCACAATAAACTTAAAACAAAACCTCCGAAAAAGAAAAGGATCATCACCCATATTGAGAAGTCGAAGACAAGATTGACGCACATGGTGACAACTTTAAAACCGTTTTATGACTTGTCTGATTTATCTGCTTTTGGGTTGACCCGTTCCCGCGCTGAAAAACTGATTTCGGACGATTTATTGGGGTCAGTCAAACTTGATGCTCCCAGACGCAAGGCGGGCTATCGCGTTGCGGTTAGTGGATGGCAATTGCTCGAATATATTGAGGATTTGCACAATGAGTGACAGGTTAAGTGATTTACGCCAGTCGTTGCAGGACATCGTAGACGTGGCTGATATGTCGGAAGGTAGTGCATGGTACGCCGACGTTGCCAGGAAGGCCTTGGACGACGACGACGACAAGGCAAAGAAAGCAGTTCCTAAAGTCTGGACCGGCCCCGACCTGCAACGTCTGTTTAACGCTTGGCGGGCCGGGGACGATATCGACAGTCTGAGCAAGAGATTTGGCAGAACACCAAACTCGATTCGGCAACAATTGCACAAAGCAAAAGTTCGCCGGACCCCAGATAAATTGAGACAAATCCGCCTAGCGGCTAGGCGAGGGAGAATAAGTTAATGGAATGGAATGAAGAAGAGACGCGGACGCTCAAAAAGTTATGGGGTACGGGCATATCCGCCCGTCATATTGCTGCTGAAATAGGGAGATCCAGGGGGGCAGTGATTGGGAGAGCGAATAGAATCGGTCTAGCCAAACATAAGGTTAAGAAACCAGACTTGGTACTTGTGGAATTGGCACCCACATCAAAAGCAGCCGGGTGCCAGTTCCCTATGGGTGACTATCCGTACCATGCCTGTGGCGAGAAGACGACGCCTGGGGCCAGTACAAGCGTCTACTGTAAAGAGCACTATAAGACGTGCTACCGGCAACGCCTGGAAGGCGACAAATTTAAGGTCGAGGGCAAAGGTCGGATATACCCCCGACCATTAGTGGGATGGGGCAGTCACATGACAAGCGTGATGTAGCTATTCGACTGCTTCCATTCGTTTTATAAGACGGTTGCTTCGCGCTGGAACCTGTTCATTCCAGCGTGAGTCTGCCATTTCAGCAGCCGCTCTTTCCCAGGCTTTGTTGTGGACGGCAGCAATAAAATGCTTAAAACCAGAGAATTTTGGCAGCCCCATATTGAACATCATGTTGCTTATTACGAGCTTCACTTCTCGTGGTAAGGTATCGAACTCTGGGAATACCTGTTTGCAGTCGGTCATGGTCCACTTAATATCGGCGTCAAATAACTCTGCAATGCGTTCATCGCTGATGGGGTCACCCACGTTTAAACGCCACTCCGGTTCGCCTTCTTTTACGAGATGTCCAATCGCACAAGATTTATAGCCAAGATGGTCCAGATAAATCTTTTTGACGCACCCTTCGTCTATTTCTAATTCTTTTCTCAATTGTTCTATCATTCGACTCTCCCTGTTGGTGCTACTGCATCCTCATAGTAGACTATTATTTGTTTCTGCTGGTCCAGAAAGCGCCTTATTTCGGACATATTTAGGGCCAGCGTTTCGTAGTCCCTTACGCTTAACGTGTAAAATACCAGAACGCCATTCTGTTTCTCGAAGCGTTGTTTAAACGCCGCGTAGGTATCTTCGGTCACTACATAGAAATGAATGTCGTTTAGAGACAATGGCCGGGGACGGTTCTGGATCGGGATGTTCCGTTCGATCTCAACCGTCTTAATCTCGACCGGAAGGATATCCTTGAAGCTACTGCAACCGCTACTTAACAGCAGGGGCAGCACCAGAAAGAATTTCCAGAGACCGGAATAGCTTTGCCGTTCCAGCATTAATCCTCTTTTCCACCAAAAGTGGCTTTCTCAGGCTCAGGTTAGATAAGTTGTGCTTACGCAGCTTACCAATCAGCACGTCTTTATAATCGTTCGCCTTGTCCAGCCGCCCGCGCAGGTCCGAATTCAGTTTGGCGAACTTCTTTTGGTCCGCGACTAATGCGCTGATCGTGTCGTCCTGGACCTGTTTCGCCATCTGTAGCTTTGCAGTGTTCTCAATTAGCGCCTGGATGCGTGCCTGACTGTCGGTATAGTAGTAATACGCCCCAGCGACGGCACCCCCCACAAGGCCAACTACGACGATTAGGACGTATAACCGGATCACAGGATTAG